TGGTCATTATCTAAGTGATTTATAAATATAGAACCAGAGTTAGCACTTAAATTTAATACTGAACTAGCAGATGTTGCTAAAGCATTTACAGCTGATGTTGTATGAGAGTGATATGTACCTCCTCCATTAGCTGATGAGTTTTGTACATTACTCATATCTACACCGTGGTTATTACCATGGTTGTCACCACTAAATGTAGTACCTGCGGCATTAGTGGTTGTATGGTTATGAGTATCATTTAAGTTACTAGCGTTAACAACTAAATTTACAGTACCTGTGTTATTGCTTGCAGTTATGTGATTACCTGGAGTAGTTACTATAGAGGTTACACCAGCGTTAGCAGGAACATTTCCCCAAGATGGGTTACCATTTGAATCAGATATAATTACTTTACCTGAATTACCTGTTGTATAAGCACTACCATCCCAGTAATACCATGGGCCGAAAGACTTTATTCCGTTTGTTCCACCAGATAAAACAAGAGCTGAGTTTGCCTGTGCTTGCAAATGTAAATCTCCAGATACATCTGCTACATATCCAGACTGACCACTATTGCTATAGAACTGCATTATTGCAGAACCATTATTTGAAAATTCTATTCTTTGTCCACTATTTGCAGTAGCTAAAGTTCCAGAAACTGTTCCATCTATGTTTGCACCATCTAATGTACCTGTAATAGTTACATCATGAAATGTTGCTGAGTTAGCTCCTATTTGATAACCTGTATTATCGTCAAAAGTAGTTGATTGAATATTACTTGAATTTATTTGTGTTCCACCAATAGTTCCATCAGTAGCAGTTATATTTCCTGATATGTTTGCACCAGTAGCGGATAATGTATTAGCAGTTAAAGAACCGTAAAATTTTGCAGTACCATCTGAATGTATTTGAAAACCTTCTTCGTTGGTATTGCTATAAGAATTGCTTTTAATTCTGTTGCTTTCAATATCTAAACCACCAATTTCTCCAGAAGTAGCTTTCATTTCTCCGTCTGTCTTTACATAGAAAGCAGCGTTATTATCAAAGTTAGTTGAAGCAGAACCTATCCAAAGGTTCCCATCTCCGTCTATGTGAAATCCGTCAGCCATAATCCTAAGGTGTTATATGGAAGCCTGTAATTGATGTCAATGTTACTCCACCTTGTGATGTAACAACAAAGGTTCCATTTCCAATATTTAATCCTCCGCTAAATGTACCACTAGCACCTGATATATCTCCTCTAAAGTTTCCATCGTTAAACTCTACAGAACCGTCAGCACCAATTTGCCAACCTGAACTACCAGCTGAATAGTTTCCTTCTATTGTACCAGCAGAAGCATCTAGAGTTAGGTAATATGTTGTACCACCTGATGTAACGTCTGCCTTAATAGTATTAGTAGCAATATCCCAACCACCAATAGCACCAGTAGTTGCTGTAATATTTCCTCTAGCTACTATGTCGTTAAACTCAGCAAAACCATTAGGATAGTTAGCATTTTGTTTTTCTATTATCCAACCTTGTGTGTCTTGTTGATAATTATCAGACTGTATAGTATCTCCAATCTTAGCATTTGTAATTGAAGCATCAGTAATCTTTGCAGTAGTAACAGCCAAGTCTTGTATCTTAGCTTCAGTAATAGTTGCATCTGAAATGTATTGTGTTGTTATTAAATTAGCACTAGCCGATTGCTCATCTGAAGGGTCTGATTCGTTACCAGCTTTATCTACAGCAGTAAATCTAAAATAATGTGTTGAGCCATTAGGCATTTGTATTTCATACACAACAGGTATTTCCAATCTTAAGTGAGAAGCTGATACTGGTATTTCACCTACTAAGTAATTAGAACCAACTGTAAAACCAGATGTTGTTGTAGCATATACATTTAAATGGTCTATATCAAAATCTAATGTAAAGTCTACGACTGTTGAAACAGGTTGTCCTTGATTATCTACAGCTGCACCAAGATTATGAGTAATCTGAGTTCTTAATGCACCTGCTGCAATAGCTGCTGCAGGACCTGGTTTTTTTGGAGCATCACTATCTATAGATGTGGTTATAGTTGCATCAACATATTTAGAAACTGCACCATTTTGGTTTACAGCTTGTACGCCTACCTCGTATTGTGTTCCTACGGCTAAGCTTTCTATGGTAAATGTTTCATTACCCCAGTTAATTGAACTTTCTGAATAAGGGTCTGTAGTTCCTGTCTTTCTGTATCTTATATTATAGTGAGAACCATTTTGAACTATTGTGTTGTCTGTATTCAGAGGAACTCTCCACTCTATTTTTATAATTGCAGTAGGAGCACCCAATGCGTCTGCTATTACACCGCTTGTTAAGTTAATTCCATTTAAAGATAAGTTATCAGGGTCTCTAACTTCACCAGGAGTTTGTGCTTTAGTTGTAGCAGATATACCTGTTATTGCAGGACTAAACCTTAAGTCATCTCCTAATTTAACAGGTGCATCTCCAACTTCTAATCTTGCTCCACCTTGTTCCCATTGAACATAAGGTGTTAAGTTAAGATATTCTACTTGAGAACTATTAGGAGATATAAGTCTTCTTAAGTAAACACCATAACCATCTTTGATTGGATAGTTGATTGATGTAACCCTAATTTTTTCAGGGTTTATAAATTCACCTTGATAAGATATTTCAAAAAGTTTAGTTCTACCATCTTCTATTCTTATATCCTCTGTATCTTCAAAACCTAAGTCAGGGTCATAAACAAATATCATATCCCCTACTTCAAAATCGCCTTGTATATCGTAGTAATCTAAATCTAAGTTAATACTTCTCTTTACTTTTTTTAATTCATTTAAGAATGCTCTAGCTCTCTGCTCTTTAGAAACATGTGGATGGTCAGGTTCAGAAGCATAAATAACTCTTTCTAATGGTTGCCCATGCATATCTTTATAAGGAATATTGTCATCAGTAACATCTAATAAGTCTGCTGTATGTCCAGATGTAGTAACTAAATATTCAACAGTAGATACATATTCTCTAGCATCAAATTCTGATTTAATAGATGAAGGGTCTAAACCTACTATAGATGGGTCTTCTCCAGAAGTACCTCTTACTACGACTGCTTGTGCATCTTCATTTAAACCATGACCAACAAATAAGTCGTCTCTTGGTCCTACATCTATTAGTACTTTTCCTGCATTAGTTCCATTAGGTATTGGTCTAGGTGTATCATCATCAACAGTACCTATTCTAATTCTCCACTCTATGTCTAATTGAGAGGCAATTTTATTAAGTGCTGCTAATACAGTTTCTACATAATGTGTACCTGTATATTGGTCTTGACTATTTTCTACTGTTGGAGCAGATGTAGGAACAGGAAATGTGACTAAACCTGTGCTGCTATTCACAACACTTTTGGCAGTTCCTTTAGTTATTCTAAGGCCATCTAGGTAACCATAAAAATAATCTGATATTTGTGAACGACCAATAGATAAGTTAAGTCCCATCTTTGCCCAAGATTTAACATCTGGTTGAGGTATTTTTACAGACTTTTCACTTCTCCAAGTCTGTACCATTGTTCCATTTTTAAATGTATAAAAGTCATTACCACTTCTTGTTATAGCAAAGTGATTCCATTGACCATAGTCAATAGTTCCTAATGACTTACCATTTGCAATATCATAACAATCATCTGTTGCAAGACCATTAAGTACTAATGATTGTGAAACAGATGACCTTATATAAACCTTTGATTCTCCTGAACCATTTTCATTTAGACCTAACATCCATGAAGGTAAAGTAGCATATTGTGTAGAAGATATTACAGCACCATGTTTAGTAGGTGTTCTAGGTGTACTAGAAGCAGTAGCACCATGAAACCAAGATGTACCATCTTGCCACCATTTAGAATAAGCTGCTTGAAAAAATGGGTCTGACCAATAAAAAGAAGGTGTGCCTGGGTCAGTATCGTATATAGACTGATTACCCCAATATATATCAGTGTAGTCACCATAGTTATGTTGTACACCTGCAGATGATGGGCCATTCCAAAAGTCCCATACAGGCAAAGCATCAAACTCAGATATAAGTTCATCTATAGTCCTTGCATTACTTGTTAATGATTCTTCTATAGAGTCTGCATCTGGTGTGCTTGTAGTAGTTGTAGAACTAGCTTGTCCTAATCCTTGACTACCAAGACCAGGAAGATTTGAATCTTTAGAATATTGTAACCAACCAGGTATGCCACCTATTCCATCAAAATAACCAGGATAAAATTCATCTGGTGCTAAAAAGAAATCTTTAGGTATATCAGGTCCGTCATACCAGCTTGGATTATTAATAGGACTTATTCCAATACTAAATGTGTTAGAAGTATTTTCTAGACTTCCCATCATTATGTCGTGTATTCTATTAAGGCACCTATTGACTAATCCAGTTTTCCATACATATCTTTTGTAACCTCTTACCTCATTTTGTGAAGCAGTAGAACGACCATCAGTGCTCAATCCCATAAACATAATTGCTTTTGCTGCATGTTTGTATTGCTCTAAATCTGAAGCACCAGTCACACTAGAACCATCTACATAAGTAGAAGAGTTTGAATCACTGTCATTGTATAGATACATAAAGTATGAACTTCTTAATCCACCTATTCCTCTATGCCAAGCCATGTCCATCATTACATCAAAATGTGCCTGAGCATATGCAGTTACATATGGAAATTGGTCAGCAATGTTAGGATATTTAGCAGTAATTAAACTAATACTTGAAGGAACATATTTATAACTTAATGCAGTTTCACACAAAGCTTTCATTATTTCTTGTGAAGGCCTACAAGCAGTAAGTTGTACTCCATCTAAATTTATACCATTGTGTCCAGTAGGATGTGTTCCTGTATATCTAAAATTTAATACATCATTGTTTACTAATTTTCCTGTATTACCTAATCCATCATTTGTGCTTCCAGAAAGATTAGTATCTATCCAATAACCACCAGTAGAGTTTTCTGCATAACTATCATCAAATTCAACAGGAAAATATATATTGTACCAAGTACCATTCATTTTTACAGATACACCTAAATCTGGATTTGTTAACATATCCCATAAATATTCTCTTATTGCAGTTTTTCCGCCTTCAACACCACTTGCTTTTTTTAAATCTTCTATAGCCCAATGTGTTTGAGAACTATTACTTGCACCTGGTTTGTAAAAAGCATCCGTAGTCATACCTATACCAAATGTTTGTGTACCTCCATAATCTTTTGAGTAATGATGTCTTCTTCTATCGTAAGGAACCCTACCTGCATAATGCCTTATATAGCTACCAGATACTTGGTTTTTCCAAAATGATGAAGGTCCTACTGATGTACCAAGAGAAGCATTTCTTGCATCAGAGTATAAATTAGAATTATAAGGATTAGCTGTCACTCCATTTGTAAAAGAACGAGTCCAGTCATCTTCCCTAACTACAGATGTTCCACTATAACCATCTTTATAAACAAAAGGCAACCCACCTTCATGAGCTGCTAAATATGTAACAAAATCTGAACTTACGTCCGCATTTGCAAAGTCAAACTGTGGCATAACACTCCCTAGGGTTGAATCCTATATTCCCACCATTCAATAGTGAAATCATTTATATTTGGATGAAAGTTAGGACTGTAGTCTATATCTACATAACTATTTCCATCTAAGAACAAGCTAGAATTTCCAAACTTAGCTTGGTCTGTACTTATTTCTGAATTTCCATAAAAATAAATATCATGCTCATCATTTGTTTCATCTATGTATGTTGTTGCGCCATCTGAACCTTCAAAATTTAATAATAAATCTGTATCTTCAATAATTTTTTCTGAAATAGTTCCAGGATATACTGTTCTTAATTGTCCTGACTCATTGTTTCTAATAATTCCATAAGGTTGTCCGTCATCATTATTAATTACATACTCTATACCTTTACTTCTATATTCTCTAGGTCTTGAACCATCATTGTCTATTTCACTTATACCTAGACCTCTATTTTCTGAATCACCAACATATATACTTAAACCAGCACCTTCTATTTCTGCTGACTCAGGTTCAATAGCTAAAGACTGTATTATTCCTACATATTCTGAATTTGGTAAAACTACTGAGTCAATTAAGTCTGCCTCGTCCATAGGAGCATCTACTATTATTATTTGGTCCCATGGTTGTATAGCTCCAAGAATATAGTTTGGTGTCAATGCTAAATCTAATGATAGAACAAAGCTACCTTGTGACATTAATTTTTCTGTAATTGGCATTAAGCTTTCACCAACTTTTGATACTCATTGACATTATCTAGATATTGTTTAAATACATTTCCTGCTTCATTATAACTAAAAGCAGCAGAAGTACCAGGGTCTACAAGTTCATAACCTAAGCAAAATGAAAATACATTACCAGCTTGGTTAGATTGAAAGAAAGCATTATCAGTATAAGCTTGTGATGAATTGATATTATTAATAGAACCTATAAACCAATAGTTACCATCTTCAGGAGATGTTGTTCCATCCATAATATAACCACTAGCAATATTATTAACATTAGGTGCAGTAGTAGGAGCACTCTCTAAAGCTATATTTACATATGTTCCTGCTGTGTAATAAGAAGTTATAACGCCTACATAATGAGAACCTCTTCTTAAGGTAAAATCTACTATTAATCTTTTATCTCTATCTGTTGTATCTTTATAAGTTGTACATCTAATAATTGCTACTTCTGGTCTATTAGCTAGTATTTGAACTTTATGAAATCCTGCAAATAAGTCACCATGTTGCTGACCTGAAGCAGGAGCACCTTCTGAAAATACCCATTCAGTCTCTGTAGCATATTGATTTTCGTCCCAAATAAATAATTTAAAACTAGAAGAAGTAGAACTTGTTCCTAGTACTAATTTAATTATTCCGTTTTCTAAAATTACAGAATCACCATTTGAATATGCACCAGCAAATTTACCACACCTAATACTTTCAGTAACTGTATCTGAGTCATGTTGATTTTCTCTTTGCATATGTAAACCCATTCTTATTTGACAAGCACCTTTATAAAAATCAGCTACATCGACATTGTAAGTAGAGTTAAAATCTCTAAGAGTGTCAGATTGTTTTATATATAAATTTGTACTATCAGTAGCTGTTGAGCTAGTTAAATCTCTAGCAGTTCTAACATTTGAAGCTGGATTAGATGGATGATAAAAAGCAAAGCTATTTCCTGGTGGTGCATGAAGTTGTTGTGTAGTTCCAGAAGTAACAAAATCATTTTCTATTAATGAGCCAGATAGTCTTGATTCCATTTGTACGTCACCTTCTCTACCAACATATTCCATATCTACTTGGTAACTTATAGAACCTACTAAATATTTTTGTACATCAATACTTACACTTCTAACTTTTACATATCCATTCATAGATGCATCACCATCGTATCTTAAAGGTACTGCTTCTGTCATAGTTGACATAGATTGCAACTCATCTCTTAAATATTTTATATGGTCCAATGTATGTTCTTTACCACCAAATTTTCCATTTAAAGACAATGATTTACCATCTTCACCTGCTGATAACTGTAAAGTTTCAGGCGATGTAATACTTAATCTTCCTATGTGTATTTGATAAGACATTATGTGTTCCTAACTCCTCCACCAGCTCTACCTTCTCTATCAAGTCTTTGTAATGCTTTCTTGATTTGTAATGCTGCTTTTCTTGCAGATGCATTATCAACTGGTATACCAGTAACATTAACAGATAAATTCTCAACTATGGTGTTATTACCTCTACCACCTTGAGTTAATGGCTTGACTAAGAAACCAGAACCTGGAACAAATCTTATTTCTTCTGGTCCATATTCTCCAACAAGAGCTCTCTTCATTAAGTGGTCTTGCATTCTTCCACCATTTTTAAATTGTGGCATTTTCATATCTGGTAATCTCATACCCATAGCTGCTGTAGGAACTTTAGGAACAACATTCATACCTGCTTTTAACAAAGCATTTATCTGAGCACCTGTAATATTACCATAATGTTTTGTTTGATAATATAGTCCATCAAGTAATTCATTATTATTTTTATATACAAGTGCAGTACCAGGAGTCTTGCCTTGTTCTGAGTCTGCACCTGAGTTTCCACCACTACCGCTACCACTACCACCACTTATAACATCAGCTTCTGGGAATAAGTTAGATGTAGTTCTAAACATATTAGTCTTATTTAATACATCCATAAATCCTAATATATCCATTTCTGAATAAGCAGCTGGTAAATTTTCTGCTACAAAGTCTAAGTTAGATTGTGTGTATTCATATATACCTGCAGCATTTCTTTCTAGGTTTATACCAATACTTTCAACAAATGCTTCCATATTTTGTAAAAACATTCTTTCAGCGTTTGAATAGTCTAGTCGTTTTTGATAACCTAATATTTGTGAATCATCCTCTAAGAATCTATCTTTTTCATCAGATGTAGGACCAAATGTAGGATAACCATACTTGTTGACAGTATAACCTGGTTGTTGAGATTCATCTATTATGGATTGTAGAAAAGCATCATCAGCAATTAATGCACCTTTGGAACCTTGATTTAATAATTCAGTAAAGTACTCTCCAAGTTTAAATGCATCTAGCTGACTTGCAATCATATCTCCAAAACCTTGGAATGTGGTAACAGAAGTTTTGGCTTGATTTGATATTTGGTCAGCAGCTTCTTGTTTCAATTCTTCTTCTACTGCTTTAGCAGTAACTTCTTCTGATAAATCATCACCACCAGAAGCTACTCCTATAGCGGTAGCTGAATCAATTCCAATTTTTCCTAGTGAATTGTGATATCTCTCAACAGCATTAAATAAGTTGTTTACTTCGTCAGTAACTTCACCATACGCACCTTTAATCTTTGCTAACTCTTCTGCATAAAGACCAGCCTGTTCATTAAACTTAAGTATCTCCATATTAAGAGCCATATTTGTTGTTACTACATTTTCTAAAGAAGCCCTGTATCCATCTTGAGATACTGTTACTTCAGCTGATTTTCTTTCTTGCTCATCAAGAAGTGTTAAATATTCTTCTCTAGTTGAAATTAAACTTTGGTCTACTTTCTTAGCGTCTTCAACTGTTTTCTTATATTCTGCTTCAGCATCAGCAAGTTGTAAGAAAAATAGTTCTTTATCTTCATCAGATTTAAACTCACCTTTAAGTTCAGATAACTCTTCTTGTGCTGCTTGAAAATCTAATTGAGTAATTACACCTCTGTCAAACATGAGAGCCATGTTTGCAACTTCTTGTTCTTTTTGCTGAATACTTAAAGCAGTTCTAGCATCATATTCACCAGCAGCTTTCTTTTCCATTTCTCTTAAACTTAAAAGTTGTTGTAGTATTCCAACACGCTCTTTGACAGTTATATTACCTTTTTTACCTTCAATTTCTAGTTTGTCTAATCTTTCTTTAGTATCTGCAATTCTGTCAGTTAGTGAAGCTTCCTCCCTAAGAGTTTTAGCTAGAGATTGTTTAGCATTAAAAACACCAAGTATTGATGAGTTGTATTGTCTTTCTGCGTTAGTTAATGAAGTAACCATACCCCATGCTTCTTGCATCTGTGTGATGTTATCTGTAGCATTGTTGTAAATATTTGCAACTATTGTATCTAGCTTATTTTGTATATTTGTTTGTGTTCCAACAAACATACTGAAGTTAGCACCAAACTTACTAAAAATAGCTTCAAGTTTTTCACTGTCAAAATACATACCACCTGAGTAGTATCCCTCTCCAATATTGAAGTTACTTTTATACGCTGTTGGTGGGCCTACTTTACCACCTCTACCAATACCAGGTGCTCCAGGTATAAGTGATTGGTCTGGATTACCAGATGGGTTTTGAGGATTGAGAAGTGGGTTTAATAAGTTAGAAGTATTTTGAATACCTTTAGCAATGCTAGAAGGTATTTCTTGTCCTAGCTTTTCATAAGTATTTAAAAGAGCTGTTCTCTCAGGACTTTTTTGAGCAGGTAATTGTAGACCTTTTAAAACCATCCTAGCTTGATACTCTGTAGCTTTAGAAGGAGAACCTAAATCTAATGCTATTGCTAATTTTTCAATTATAGCTTCACCTAAGTTTGTAAATGTATTTAATATTTCTTGATAACCAGATTCTATTCCTTCTGTAAGTCCTTTAACAACATTCATACCTGCTGCTTTCATCTTGGCCATAAAGTCTTTGTCGTCTTCTAATGGACTTGTTACACCTAATGCTGTTGCATCAGATGGAGCTATAGTTCTTAATTGTGATTCGGCAGCTACTGCAGCTACTGAGTCGTTTAAGAACCTCTTTGCTAAGTCTGCACCACCAGGTCCAAGACTTAGTACTCTGTCTGCAAGCATTTGATAACCTTGAAGTCTTAATTTAGATACATCGCTTTCTAATTTGTCTTGTAAATTTCCTGCTTGTACGAAATCATTTATCAAGTCACCTAGTGTTCTTCTAGTAAATTGTTGTTGTTGAACTTCTTTACCAAATAGTGATATTTCACTACGCATCTTCTTAAATGATTCGCTCATCTTAATTGCAAGTTTTGCACTCATTTGAGCAGTAATACCCAATGTGTTATTTAATGCTTTTACATCTGCAATGGTTTCTTTCTCAATCTTGCCCATACCTTCATTAAAGAGTTTGAACATGTCATTAAAGTTACCTTGTGCATCAAACATTTGGTCAGCTGTTACATAACCAGCCTGTTCTAATTCCTGTATTCTTGTTTGAAGCATTTGCATCAATGGTTGGAACATTGGTGCGTCAGGACTTATTTTTTCTAATAATTGTGGTAGTTCACTTACAGTTCCTAAAGCTACTCCTGTCATTGCTCCTACTGTTTCATAGAACGATAGGAACTCAACCATAGCTTGACCTACTTGTGCATCAGTAGCGTTAGGTGTTGTAGCTCTAATTTGTTTAGATATTTCGCTTAAGAAAGCTTGTTGTACTGCACCTGCTCCTATTGATGAGAAATCTCCTTCACCTAATTCTGCAAAGAAGTCTGTACCTTTTGTACCTCTACCTGTATAGTCATTTATTACTTTTGCTATGCTCTGATTTACTTCACCAAGTAAGTCTCCATATATAGCTCCAAAATTAGCACCTGCTCCTAATCTATCTCTTATGTCTTTTTTAATTTCAGTGTCATTCATGTTGGCTATTCCGCCTTCACCAAACAACAATCCACCTAAAGCAGCACCAAATGGGTCACCACCAGCCTGTTGTCCCATTCTTGCTATTTCTTCTGCGCTAAGTTTTTGTGATTCAAAAATGCCTTCTACTAAAGCATTCTGGAATATTTCATTAAAGAAAAGGAATGCATCATCTGTTGATTTTTCTACACCAGACTTTTCAAGGAATTCCCTAGTAAAGCCAGTAAAGAATCCAGATAATTCACCCATATTTGTTGGACTAGGTTGTTCTGTAAATAGTACTTGATTAAATATTTCACCTATTGTTGGTATCTCACCACTTTCAAGCACATTGTATAAAGCATTACCTATTGGTTCAGCAATTTGCTTTCTAACCATATCTTCAGTAAGATTTCTACCAGTTGCTAGTTGTGATATGACACTGTCAATGTAAGAGCCAGGGCCACCAGCACCTTTGAAGAAGAAGTTATCTTGTGGAGAACCTAATAAGTTTTCAGCTATATTTTCTAAGAAAGAAGTACCCAATGTCTGTGACATTTGTTTTCTTTGATTAGTAAGTGCCTTGTTTTGTTTATCTATATAATCAACTATTGATTCATAGGCTTCACTTGTAGTTCCACCTATAACCTTTGCTTGGTCAGCTCTAAGTTTTTCTGCTTCAGATAACTTAAATAACTCAACCCTATACTCAAGCATTCCATCAGTTACTTCTCTTAATGTATTAGTAAATTCTTTAGCACCTCTTGATTGAGCACCAATCTTAGAGAACATCTTGACTAATGGTGCTACTACTAAGTAAGCGACACCTAGTAAGCTAAATGCTTTAATCATACCTAATAATACTGCAGTAAATCTACCTACTTTTGAAGATAACACTGTAAATGACTTAAGCATTGACTGATTAAGCTCTATTGTTTCACCAGCTCTAGTTTTATAATCAACAAAGAAATCATCAGAACTTTGTAATAATGCGACAACTTCGTTTACCTGTTCAAGGCCACCACCAACTGCAATACCTCTTCTCTTCCTATTGGCTTGTTTACCAAAGAATCCTTCTCCACTAGTACCATATATTGAATCTAGTAAATTATCTATGTTTTGCTTATCAGATACACCTTTAACAGAACTTGCAGATAATAGTTCTTGTGTACCTTCTCTTTTAATTAAGTCTCCGAGTCTAACTTGAGAAGTCTCTCTTTTTCTTAATATTTTATTAATTACATTTTGCAGTTTTATTTCTGATTTTAATAAGTCGTTGTAATCTTTTTGTGCACCTACTTTCTTAAAACCACCAATAAAGCTTGATACACGTTCTCCAACTCCCTTAACAACTTGAGATTCACCAATTCTAGTAACTAAGTTTTGTAGGAATTCTTCAATTGATTGACCTATTTTTCTAAAAGTTTGGTCTAACATAACAGCAAAATTAAACAATCTATCTGTAAATTTCTTCAATCCTTCAGATATAGCTGGCATTTTCATTCTTATAGTGTCAGCAAATCTTGTTATACCGTCACTTATTTTTGCATAAAATTCGTTTATAGTATCTTGATACTTGAGAATTGTTTGATTTGTTCCATAAACACCTCTCATTGGTGTAGAAGTTTGAGAATCATCAGGAGCAAACCTTTGGTCTAGGAATTGCTCTGGGAACATAGTAATAAAGTCTTCTCTTCTTGCTTGCTCAGAGTTTGTATTAGGGATGTATAAATCACCAAGTCTAAATTTTTGACCTAGTACTTTAGACTCTTCTCCACTTCTAGTAGTTACAAAACCACTTTGTTCATAATTTTCCTCAATTAATTTACGATTAGTACTAGCCCAATCTAATGGTGCAATATCCATAACTGATTCTGGTACTGCTCTAAATATTTCTATTTGTATATCTTTTATAAGTTCAACATATTCTCCAAAATTTATTATTTGGTTTTCAAAGTCAGCTTTAAATTTCTTTATTTTTGCAGCAGCTGCTGGAAAATCAGGTGATTTTTTTAAAGTATTAAGATAAGGTATATCATCATCTAATGTTAACTGAGTACCCATTAAGTCGACAATAAAGTCACCTACTGATGGCTGTATTTCAGGCCTGTCAAATACTTCACCATCTTTTAATCCAAGACTTTTAATACCACCAAAAGTACTCATTCCAGAAATTCTAGTTGCTTTTGGTTTACCTTCAGCATCAAGCTGTAAAGGGCTTCCATATTGAGCATATGGTTTTGTTTGTAAAGGACTAGGAATTCCTGGTAGTAATGCTGATGGACCTCTTCCAGCTTCAAATACATTTTCTAATGCACCTAAATATTCTCTTTTATATTTTTCAGCTTCTTGAGTTACTGTTTCTATTAAACTAAATTGACTTGCATCAAGTAAATAATGAGCAGAAGCTATATCTTTAACAAATGTAAATAATGGAGCTACTTTGTCTTTTAGTGTATTAAATAGTAATCTTAAATTGAGACCTATTGTGTCTATCTTGCTAAAACTTTCTTGAAATACCTTACCTTTAAATGAAATACTACCAAAAGCACCCATGCCTCCACGCATCTGCATGTTAAACCTACTGACTAACTCGTTCATGTCTAATCCTTTTGGTTCCATATCATCAAACTGACGCATAACCATGTTATTAAACATTTGTCCAGGTAATTCACTTCTCAATTCACCCAAAACTCCAGGAGGTAATACATTTGGACTTTGTGGATATCCTCGACTTCTTAATTGTGTATAGAAATCTGTAACAATTGTGGAATCTTGATTGTATTCTTTAAGCATTTCATCGAATCGTTGAAGCATAGTAAATTTTTCTGTTCTATCATTTAAAAGATTTATCCAACCATCTGCTTCATTTGATACACCACTTGGACTTACAATTGATTTACCTAATATACTTCTAGTAAGAGGGTCAGTTATCTTTGCATCTCCTACTGAAGTTACGCTTGATAATGCTGCAACATTATTTATTGCATACTCTTGTAAATTATTTCTTAATTTGTTAAATACTTTATTATCTAAATTTTCAAAAAATTCAACTAAACGCAGACCTTGGAATTGTATAAAATCAAGGCTCTTAGTAATTACTGGTCCAAAAACATCAGCAGCTTTTTTGAATATAGCTCCTAATTTATTTTGTAAATTATTTACAAACATTTGAGATTCAGACATTAATCTCTTAATGTGGAACTGAACTTCATCTCCCATTAATGGAAAGAACCCTCCTTGTTGTATCATTTCTAAATATTGTTTAGTTGCGTCTTCACCTAATTTTTTTATACTTAAAGGAATATCAGTTGCTTCTGTGAGTCTAAATCCTTCTCCGTCTGATTGCATAAAGTCTTCAGGTTGTAATGCTTGAATACCTACCCGATTAATAAGACTTAGAAGTCTTGCATTACCAGTATCCATGGCTTGGTTCATGCCTAAGACATCTTTGCTAGTGTTGTTTGCAAAACCTATTCCTTTGAATGCAGTTTCAAAATAATTTCGTTTTCGTAAATCAAGTGTACTTTCACCGATAAACTGTTCTGCCATTTTTATTAAATCTTTTTCAATTTCTTCCTGTTGGTTATTTGGTCCAAAACCTAGTGTCAATAATCTTTGTGCTTTAGTTAATGAAGGCCCTATACTCATATCTGGTCCTAAGTCAAAACCACCTGGATATGATGCTCCTACACCAGAAGCTGTTCCTGCTACCATGTCTGGTTCCACACCTAATCTTCTACTTATTAAACCTATTTGTTCCATTGGATTAATTGGCCTTTGAAACAATGCCATGTTCATAGCTTGTACTTTTGCTTTTAATCCTTCTGCAAAATATGCTTCTAAATCAGAGTACATATTAAATATTGAGTAGTTTATTTGTCTTATGAAATTTTGAACTAACGATGGGTCAGCAGTTTTAGCTCCTGAAGTTGCATTATCAATCTGTTCTAAAACTATGCTTTGGCGTGCTTTGAAAATTTCTTCAGGAGAGTATTTGTCTAAATCTATAAGTCCTTTACTTATTATTTGATTAGGTTCCAAATCTGTTAATTTATTTCCTTGCAATGCTTTTTGAAGATTTGGAAATGCTGAATAATCTCCTCCTACTATCCCTGTATTTGCAAGCATATTATGTGCTATCTCCATAGATTTTTCCATAAATAATTTACCTGCTCTAATAGCTACATTTGTTTCAGACATTGCTTCTGCAAGTTCATCTGTTTCTATACCTAAATTTGCTAAAGTGTCAACATAACCTTCCAAATCTTGACCTCTAAAGTCAACTATTTGGTCGACTTTGTTTTGCATGAAAGCATCAGCACCTCTTCTGCTTGCAAAGAAAGATTGTCTAGTTATGTCAGCTTGTCTTTTATCTGAACCAGTTGAAAAACCTGTAATTTTTCCAAATATACTAGGTATGGCTTGTCTAATTCTATCTCCAGTAGTAATTCTTCCACCTTTATACAAATCCATTCCAAATGTTTCTACATCTTCTTCTGAAATAGCACCACCACTTCCTAAAGCAAAACCAACACTATTCAAAGCCTTAGAAGCACTACCTATACCTTTCATAGATGTGTCAACCAATCCTAAATTAGCCGCCATGTTTGCAGTATTTTTTTCAATTAAACTAAAAACTGTTCTTAATGTAAATAGCGTTCCTGTAACTGGAACAATAACCTTAATAATTCTACTTAGATTATCCATAGTTACCTGAGTTAGATTTGTTAATGTTTCTACTGTAGATTTTGCATATTCTAATGAATTGTTATCTTGTGAAAAATCTATTATTCCAGCTTGTGCAATGTTTTTTAACTGTTGTATTTTTGAATAAAGAGTGTCGTATCTTCTTTCTGCTTCTAAGTTAAGTGCTGTATTTTCAACGAATGCATTGTTTGCAGTATCTATTGCTTCAAATAAAGTTTCGTGAGCTTTAGATAATCCTAATATTGCTTTTCTAGTTCTAACTTGACTCAAGCCAAGTCTTTCCATAACTTCTATGTTTGACATACCAGCTATGTTTGATTGGTCTAGTCCTTTAACAAATAAAGCTATTGCTTTGGTTGAATCTACTCCGAATAATTTTCTAAATTCTCCAGATGACATTCCAGCAGTTTTAGCAAATAAATCTAAGTCTTCACCACCTTGTACTACTGCTTGACTCATATCTGTCATGAGTCTTACAATTGCTGTAGCACCTGCCTGTGCTGGCTGACCTATTGCTCTTAGGGCAGTCGAGAATGCAAGTGCGTCTACAGCTGCGTTATTAAGATTTCCTGAAACTTGTGATGTAGCTGTAGCAATCTGGAGTGATGCATTAGTAATTTCAGATTCAGTTGCAGCAAAGTTGTTACCTAAATCTACTAATGTAGCACCCAAGTTATCTAATTCATTTACACCTCTTCCTGTTATTTCTTGCAAACGAGCCATAGCAAGTGCAGCGTCTTCTGCACCTAAGTTTGTTGCTATTGTAAGTTTTTGAATTACTTGAGTAAACTTAACAATGTCATTTGCAGCTATACCTAACTGACCACCAACAGCTGCTATTTGATTTAATTCTTGTGCTGTGACAGGAGATATTCTAGTAAGTTCTAATAATGATTTAGCAATAGAGTTAAAAGCTGTTTCTACTTTTTTTGCATCTCCAGCTATGTTTAATGTTTTCTTAACAGCAACAAATGATTCTTCAAATTTACCTGCTGCCATGGCACTGGCACCAAAACCAGCAGCAACTAAACCAAATGTTGTACCAACATTACCTGCTAATGAAGCAAGGCTTCTATTAACATTTTGAGTTCTACCTTGTATTCTTGCAGCTGTTTGAGCTATCTGTTGATTTGCTTTCTTAAGAGTTGCATCAGAAAAGAATAACTGTATATCACCCTTAAGGGAAAAAGCAGATTTTGTTGCCATTTAATTACCTATTTAAATATCGTTTAAATTTGTTTTAGCACCGAGACCATCCGACTGAGCAAGGAATTGGTCTAAACTTATTGTACTACGAGGTCTACCTCTTCTGTTGGCTTTCATGTCTAATTCTTTTTTATAATCAGATTTGGAACTACCTCGTTCTCTAGGTGAATATTCTTCATCTTCCATCATTGCTTCGTAGTAAGGAGCAAAGAATAAAGATTTATCCATAGGTAAACCACTTAGTAGTAATAAGAATCTCCTCCAAGTTACTTCTAAGGGATTTTCTACTTTATACCATCTTAAAAAATCTGCTTCAAGTTTATTCCAATCATAGACTACGTCCATAAGATTGAAGCCTATTCTTTTGGGTCTTCTTCTCCATCGACGTCAACTTCAACTTCTTCTTCACCGTCACCAGCAATTCCGTATTCAGTTAACAACCATTGTAATAACTGGTCTAATTGATTCCATGTAGCACCTTTGTCTAACATGTCATCTAAGTTATCTTTACCAACTAATGACTCTAACCATTCTGGTAATGAGTTTTGTGGAAGTCCGCCAGATTCGTCCATAAATCTCATTTGAGTTAGAACTACTCTAGCTGGTAGTTGACCAGGTAATTCGTAGTCTGTACCTGATATTGTAAATTCGATTGCTTTGTTTTCTGCTTCATCCAAAGCAGCATCAAAGTCTTTATATTTTTTGTCGACCATACCGACCTATCTCCTCTTGTAAATTAATACTATCTCAACTTTTAGTTGACATCAAATGTTGTTGTGTCGTTAGTGTTATCAACAATTCTGAAGAGGTGGTTTTTACCACCTGTTGCTCCAACGTTAAGTGTTGAATCAGGGACTAACAACTTAAACTCAGTTGCAATTACCACTTTTTGTGGTGCCTTTGCATGCTGCATTGAGAATGCACCTACTGATACCACTCTAGGCATCTGTATGTGTCTATCTGCACCTGCTGGTCCTTCTGCGATTAGCAATGCTGCCATTTCGCTAAAGGAGTCAGTAATAGGTGCCTTGACAACGTCATATCCTGATGCGAAGTCTGAATCGTCTTCGCTGACATAACTGTCAAGTTGTCCCATTGCAAAAGAAAGGTTTTTGAGTGAAGCTTGTGAAAGTTCACCCATTAATCTTGCTTCCTGAGCAGTTTTTATGGTTTTAATTGGGTCTATTTCTTCTGCGACTAGAATGTCCTCGAAAGTTCTATCCATTTCGAGAGTCCATCCATCTTCAGAATATCCAATGTCTTTCCAGTTTGCTGATGCTACAGCTGCTGTTTGAAAAGCACCTGCACCGTCATCTGTTGGGAAAGAAACGGAAGCTCTGTTGCCAACATAAAGAACACCAGTACCAACTAATACCTCATTAATTGCACCACTTGTATATGTAGCCATTTATCTACTCCTGCTCGTCTAATCCGATACTATTATCTTCGAAGATAGTCTCATCGTGAGACTCTTCAATCGTATCCTCATTATCTTCTACTGCTTCATCGTCTTCCACAGTAGAATCAGCTTCGTCAAGTGCTGTATCGTCTTTCTCATTTTTAATGAATATATCCATATTATTATTGAGTAGGCGTTCAGCGTCTTTCGCCTCAACCTCGACCCATGCTCCTGAAGTAAAGGTAATTCCAGTAACAGTATCTCGTACTGTACTAGCCTTTGTAAACAAAGGACTGACCTTAATCTCTACTTTAGAATCTTCTTGTTTATCTTTATTGTTAAACATAATACTTAAATGTTATATGATGTTCTGAAAAGTAGTGGTATTTAAACTGCTCTATACATCATTGAAATACCTACATCATATCTACCTAATCCTGTAGATGCTTCTGTAACTCTTGTAGGCATTTGTGGTATATCAAATCCATATATTTTGGCTCTAGTAGTTGATTCTGATGTTGTGATATATTCGTTTTCTGTATTGAAACATACTTTTATTACTTCATTAGCTACTTCCATTGCTTTACCAAAATCAGGTGCAGATGTATTTCCATCTCCACCCCACTGACCAGCAAAACATTGAACAGGTATTATGGCAGATTGTGCATGTACTTGACTACCTGGTCTTAATAAAATACCTCCAGCTCTTTGTATAGTTATAAATGGCATTTCAGCATCTCTTGGTAATCTTGTAGCAACTCTTGTGCTTACTAAATTAGTTATTGAAGTTTGATTTAAAAGAAACTGTCTAAATATAATTTCTGCATCTGGTGGTACAGGTTGATTACTTGTTGGCATAATAGATAATGATAGTTACATATAGTTAATAATTATGGTATTAATTATAACCAGCACCGCCATATCTAGTAGGTCCTGATTTTTTAGCAAACTTAGGTTTAGGGAATATTTGATTATTACCTCTTCTGTGATTTCTAGCTTGTTGTTCAAAGTAATTATATAAACTTCTAATTTCACCTTGATGTAATGGTTTTAATTCAAATTTACCTGCTGCTTCATATTGACCCAAAGAGTCCATTTTTCTTGATGAGCCAGGAGTTCTACCTAAAATCCACTCAACTACCATAATCATATGTAAAGTATCAAAACCAATATCATCAGTTTTCTTTTTTCCACGGGGTGGTTCTTGGTTCATTTTTAGAGCATGGTTTACTTCATAAGACAATCCTGAAATTAATCCGTTTAACCACTCACCAAATCCATGTTCACCATACTGTTTTGCTACATTACCAATCATCATATCCATTTCTGTTCCTGATAAGTAATTCCTACCACCACTACCAGTTAGAACTACATTTTGTTCAAAGTTAGATAATGTTATATCGTTATTACTTCTACCAGACAAAATGTTTGCAATTTCTATTGACTTAGGGCTGTGTGTTAAGTCTGCTATTGCTAATGCTTTAAATGCTCTACCTTTTATAAATTGTTCACCAGCAGCTCTAGGTGTCGCTGCCCATTGAGATGCAGCACCAGTCTGAGGGTCTACTTTAGAACCACTTCTTAATTTTTCAAAATATTTAAATGTTTTTTGTACTGATTTAGATGCAGTTTGGAAAGGTATTGATGAATTGTCATTATGGAATGCACCACCACTGGTACTAACAACTTCTATACCATCTGGTAGGAATTTATTTTCTCCTGAATATAATGGTACAGAAGCACGCATAGCATTTAGTGCTGCTTCAAAACCACTGTCAAAATTGCCTCTCGGTAATTTAAATTTCCAATTAGCTTCATTAAACATTATTAAAGAGTCAGCCATATTTGATTCTATAGAGCCTGAACCTCTAGTTCCTTCAGCATTTATATTTTGATATATAAGGTGTTGTATAGCTTTTAAGGCTTCTGGCATGCTACCACCTCTTGCAACAGTTTTTCCTCCTACTGACCTAATCTCACCCATAGCGCCCAATTCTTGCTCATCAAAATGTATTAAATCAACTGCTGCCTCATTGACTATTGATTCAGAATCAAAAGCGGCAATATTTCCATTCTCATCGTAACCTACAACAATATCATCCATGTTTGCAATATTATTTAAATCAGCACCATGAGGAATATTAAATAACATTTCTCCAACACTTGTATTACCTTTTAAAGATTCTCCTACTAACTTGTCAAAGTCACTCTCTGCTTTTATTATATTTTTCATCATTATTGCATTATCTACAACAGCAGATGCTGAAAGTGTTAATATAGCTGTAATTTTCTCCAAGGTAAGCATTAGAGCATTCATGTCATCAAAAGATTGACCTACTGATACTTGAGAGAATACTGTTTGTAAACCTGTTACTGTTTTTCTTGCAATAAAAGCAGCTTGACTTTCTATACTGTTTCTAAATTCTCTATTACTATTTTGATTTACACCTGGCACACCATTTAAAACTGTTCTAATAACATTTAAGTAATGTGCTGTTAATCTTCCTCTAGCTCCTGGTCCTGCAACATTATCCATTAAATGATATAGTTTATTATTTTTACTAGACCTACCAACTGATATTAAATTATTTAAGTCAGTTACATCTGTAGTGTCGTTCCATTGAAAAAATAATTGTGATTGACCAGTTGTTGGGTCTTGTACTTTATTTAATTTTCCTAATCCTAGTGCTTGAAAAATGTGAGCTCTAGTGTCCATAGAAGTCATACCTATTAGTTTTCCTAGTTCTGAATTATCCCCAAAATATTTAGCAGCATATTCAAAATCTGATGTATTTTGTATTTGTAAACCTTTAAAACCTCCATCTTTTACACCAGAAGCTAGTTGTTTAACTTTTCTCATTAAATTGTTAGCTTCTACACCAGCACCCATCTGTCTCATTTTTTTAACAAAGCCAGGGTCTAACAATTTTTGATAAGGTATTCTTCCTAGTTCTTGTTGTAACATACCTTCACCATCCATATATGTTAAAATATCTACAGCAAAATTGTCATTAGTAATAAACCTGTCATAATATGGTTCATTAACTAAAGAACTCATAAATCCTTCATTTAAAATACCTGTTGTAAATTTACCAGTTACTGAATACTTACCAAATGCATCCATTTTAAATCCGTGTGACATTCCTGGAATACTGCTAGTTACACTATCCTTATTTGTTCTAACAATAGAAGCTGCATCAATAAATCTGTCATTTCCTCCATCACCCATAAATGAAACTGATTCACTATTAAAAGCATTCATAATTCTTTGACCTTGCTTTCTTATGGAATCGCTACCAAGTGAGTAATTTCTTTTTCTTATTGTAGTTCTAAGATTTCTACGATATCTTCTAATAGCTTGTAAACCACTTTGATGAACTTCTCTTTCCATTCTTTCTGTTTTAGTTTTAAATGCTCTAGCAGCAGATGTATATTGTCCTTTACCTAACCTAAATTTAACACCTACTTTTTGTTGTAAAGTTTTATCAAAACCCAAAACTCTTCCAGCATCTGTAAATCCTAAAAATGCTGCTGCTTCTTCACAAGCTCTTGTAAAAAACAAGCTTGGTAAATATATCATTCCATCAGTTCTTTTTGTAAACTGATTATTTGCGTCAGTAGCAGGACCACCATATTCTATTTGCTCAATGTCCCTTATTTTATCAGCAGGACCAATTCGTGCTTTACTTGTACCAGCAATAATTTCAGCAGTAATAAAAGCTTTTCCTTTTTGATGAATTGGTAATATGTGTATAGATTCTGCAATTGCAATTTTGTTAGGAACATAGTTATTGTCTTTAGGTCCTATACCTCTATAAGCTTCTTCCTTTTTTCTATTTTGATATCTCGTAGAGTTTGTAGTTATATCTACAATTTCTCTTTCAGCACGCTCCCCTTCTTGTACAAATGCCATTTGTCCTGCAAGAAATGGTGTAGGTGCGTCGCTTGGAATTCTAGTATCATTATTCATATTCAATCTTACAGAAGACCAAGTACCTGCTTCCTTATGTTTGAAGCCAGCTAATAATTTTTTTAAATCTAATGTTTTTTTAGCACTTAAAGGACCTGTAGCATTTAAATCTCTTCTAATCTTTTTTTCTATTTGTGCATGTAATGGATGTAATAATTTTCCATAAGGAATAGCAAACAAACCTTTTTTACCAAAATTTTGAGTAGCATCAGTATAAACATCTATTTCAAATGCCTTTAATGCTTTTAATATATCTTCTTCATTGTCATGATATAAAGCACCAGGTTCTGTTAATTTATCTTCTGTTTTTGTTTTATTTAAAGTTCTATTACGTTTTCTATCTGCTCTGTATTGAGTTAATAAATTTCTATAAATTCTGGAGCCATATCTATCGGCACTTCTTGTATTTTGTGAAGCTTCGTTATTTACATGGTCGTAATAATCAACCATAGCTGGGTCTATGTATACATCATCTAAACCAAAACCAACATTAAATCTAGGTTTTGAAGTAGGTGTATCACCAATAACTACAGCTGCACCTGAAGCAGCAGCCTGACCAACACCATAGTGTACCTCTTGTCTAAAACCGCCAACTCCTTCTAGAAACCAACCACCATATATGTGATTTAAATCTCTGAGTTGTTTATCAGTTGCATTAAGCATATTAAATTGTGAATTTACTTTGTTATTGTTTAAGTTTGATTCTTCTTTAGGAACTAATACTCTTCTCATTTGTTCAGTTAGATATTTAGTTTTTGCATCTCTTCCACCAATTTTTGGAGAAAGTATTTTTAATACTGTTCTAGCAAGACTATTAAAACCTCTGTCAGACATTTTGTCAATAAAACTTAAAATAGCTAACAAATCATTTTGTGCTAATAAATCTGCTTTATTTACTAAAGTATCAGTAGCTACAGCTGAGCTTTGATGTGTTCCTACTCTAAAAAGAGCATTTGCAACGGTACGAGCAAATGTTTTATTTGTAATTCCAAAAGCTTCAGCTCCTTGAAAGTCAGGAGTAGGTAATCCTAGATTGTTAGCCAACATAGCAATCTCTGTACCTCCAGCATCCAATGCAGCTCCTAATTGGTCACCTAGTTTGGCTTTTAGTAATTGCATATCTGATTCAATAGATTTATTTAATGCTTCCATACTATTATTTTGAGCACCTTCTAAAAAAGGGTTAGTAAAACCATCGACTGTCATGCTATATGATTGGCCGTTACCTTGTGGAGTTCCAATAACCTTTACATTAAATTTTTCAAACGCTGACAATGGATTATCCATATCTGGAGATAAACCATCTGTTCCTTGTTCAAATGCATCAATACTTCCAGACAAATTGTAATAGTGTCTTATCATTGTTCTTTTTCTATCTTTAGATGCACTAATGTTTTCTTTTCTATAATGACGTGTTGCAAGGTTATTTGAAGAGTTCATAACTTCAGCCATGTGGTCAGCCATAATATCATTAACCGCACCTCTAACTGTCTCCTCTGCTTGAGCCAAACTTGATTGGTCTACAAGTGACATAATTTGTTCAAAAGCACTGTCACTCATAGCTAAGTGTTCACCACTTTTATCTACAATTCCGTATCTTGAATCAAATGTCTTACCTTTTAAACCTTGCTTTCTGTTAAAATTTTTTGCTTGAACAAATGCATTATTTCTAATTGGGTCAGGAGCACCAGATACTGCTCTCATGTAAGATGCTTGTTGCCATTTAAATAAAAAGTTATCTGATTTATTAGAAGTCAATTCTTTTTTAGCTTCTCTTTCTATTATTTCTGGTCTAAATATAGCTTCTAGTATTTCTTTTTTACCTGCACCACCTGCAGCTCTTGATATAATTTGTTGTTGAATAATACGACCACCATAAATATTTGCATAACGATTAAATATTTTGCTAGATGTTCTAGGTATTAAAGCTCCTCTTAATTGTGGAATACCTCTTCTTGCTAAAGCTAAAACAGTACCACGCTGTCTAATCTGTTTAAAACCTCCACCTTGCATAAACTTTTTACCTCTGTTAAAAGTGTTTATTGCTTGTGATACATCATAAGGCATAGATATAATTTTAGAGCTAATAGGAACACCAAAAGCTCTAAGAGTAGACATGTTGTAACCTATTGCATATCTTAGGTCTGCCCCTTTAAGTCCTTTAATGGATTTAAATAATGCTAAGCTTCTTTCGTCAGGTTTAGAAATTAAAGCTAATTTAGGTACTTGTATAGATTGTCTAAGGGATGGCATTATTCAAAATAATGTGCCGACAACACAACCCCTACAACTCCTCCACTTCTATTATGTGATTTTCTCACTGCGTCTATTTCGTAGTACTTATCGTTATCAGTAAAATCTTGCAATCTGTCATTTGCTTTTATATCAACATCTCCATGAACATGTATTGAAAAATTTTCTAATATTGTGTTTCTTCCTGATTTATCTTCAGATGTACCAGAAGATATAATTTTACATGCTACACCAGTTAGGTGAGATTGCCATGTCTGAGATTCAATTCCGCGTTCATCTACAGTAGCTGAAGATATTCTTTGAACATTAATTTTATCTTTATATAGTCGTTTGTGTAGTTGACCTGCCATATTTAAAGACTAACAGGCTAATTAAGAATTATTGTGTTTTGAGGTCTCTAGCCCTTTTAGCTCTTCTATTTTTAGATTTACATATTTTACAAAAATTACTTCTACTATCAAAACTTTTATTAGACTTTTCTTTTTTACACATTAAACATTTGCGGTAAATTGTATTTTTTGGTTTATTATCTTTTATTTCTAATAAGCAATTAAAGCAAAACTTATGATGACCATCTGCATATTTTTGACTTTTAGGAAATTTATTTATGTCTAAATTATCTTTACAAATAGAACATATTTTTTTACTAGGGTCTAACTTTGCATATTTTCTTTTTTCTTGTGCTTGATTTATTCTTTGAGCTGAATCAATGTCATCTCTTAACCATGTAGCAAATGCATCATAGCTAACAGGTAAATCTTTATACATTTCTCTACTTGTTAATGTAAATTGACCACTTTCTATTCTTGTTGCTACTTTTTCAACAACTTCATAATTAATTTTAAAGACTGCGCCAATACCAGATTCATGTCTTATTTGCCTTACTCTTTCTACTGAGACACCCCATTCATCAGCCCACTCACGAAGTAATTTTTCTGGGTATTTTTTAAATAGCTGTAAAGCTTCTTCAGGTGATGGTGCTTGTCTATTAGGCATAGACTTATTTTACTATAGAAAAAACCTTTTTCTAAACTTTCCTATTATTTGTAGGTCTGAACCAGATAGTATAGAAACTGAGTTCATACCTATATTTCCTACATAACTAATAGAATAATCTCCTAGTGATTCAGAATCTGCTGCTGTAAAATTTGATACTTGTGAAGATGTTTGAGAAACTATTTCTCCTGCTTCTTGTTGTGCTGACATAACTAAAGCAGACTCTAACATTCGAGCGGATGCTCTAGCGCTAACATATCTAAACTGTATAGGTACTGTTTGTCCGTACCCTCCGCCTGTATCGTATCCTGCTGTATAAACAACTGTTATATTATCAGGTTGAGCGAAAGACCATCTACTTCCAATTCTTCTAAGACGACCATTTTCATACCATAAGAAGTCTTTATCATTTCCATATTCTAAAGCATTACCATCTTCTGTTACAGATGTTACAGCATTAATTGGTCCTTGTTCTAAAAATAATTCTTTGGTTTGATTACCTGACATTGTTTCTGTATAAGTGTTGTAATCAACATCAATGCCTAAGTATTCTCTAATTGCTTCATCAACTAGAGGTATTATATTATTTGTTAAATGTGTCTCTAAGTCGCTATGAAAGTCTATTAAGGCGAATGTCTCTACATCAGCAGCAGTACAGAAAGCCATTTATGACCTCCTATTTGTCTGTAGATTTAGATTCTTTTTCTACCTTGGCAGATTTATCTTCGACTGGTTCTTGAGCTTTAGTTTTTGCAGGCTCTGCTTTTTTAGCAGAAGCTTTCTTTTTCTTAGGAGCATCTAATGCGCCTTGCTCTTTTAACCATTCTGTAGGGTATTCTTTTCCTGCTTTAGCAATCAAGTCAGCTTGACTAGATGGTAAATCAGCTGGAACACCTTTCCAGATTTTTCCGTCAGGTAGCTTATAAATATTCTCTTTTGGTGTTGTATACATAATAATTTATCTTACCTTATTTACCGCGTTTTTTAGGTTTTTTAGGACCCTTCTTTGGTTTATATTTTCCATATCCCATTTTATCTTCTCCTAGGTCGTCTAGCTTTTACACGGCCACCACTTTTCATCTTTCTAGGACGAACTCGACCACCCATCTTATATGACTTGGGTCTACCCCTCGGCATTAGATTCCCCATCAAAATTTTTAATTTCTTTAACTTTCTCTTCTTTAGGTTTTGTAAACTGTTTTAATATTTCTTCTGATTTCTTAAAAAATTCTTCATCTCTAACTATCATTCCAAACATTTGTAGTTGAGTTTTTCTATCTTCTGGGTTCATTTTTTCTCCTTGTTCTCTTGGGGCAAATTACAAAATTCACCCCTAAGAAAACTAATTATTTGTTCTTACAAACTTTAGAAGTTTGTTATAGAACAGAATGCTGTTGGACGATACAACGCAAAACCTAATCTCATGGTCAATCTAATTGCCAATTGATTTTTTGCGAAGAAGTCACTATGGCTGTCAGAAACAGCAAGGTCTACACCTTCTCTCATAACAACTTGTGCGGCGTCTCCACCACCAAATTTACCAACTAAAGCAGTTCCTGCAGCAATTACTGTAGAAGGAACGACTCTAAGACCCCAAATTCTTGGAGTCACATCAGCACCAAAACCACCTGCAACTACGAACAATGGGTTCTTAGAAGCAAGACCTGCGGTAGCATCTCCTGCTTGGTCTGTTACAGATGTAACGATGTCATACCAGTCAGATGGGTGCATTACGATAGAATCTGCTTCTACGTATGCATCTTTTCTGATTTCTGTTATGGCTTGATAAATTTGACCTAATCTTGCTAACTCTCCAGAGTATGAAGAATAGTCGAATGTATTGATACCTGATTTGTTCAATACACCTGTTAGGTTCGGTGCACTTCCGTCACCGTTAACTAATTGATTGTCCATGTTCAACTTCATCATTGTTGATAAACGTGAGTTGACATATCCTTGAATACCAGCAACATCAGCTAACAACTCGTCAGTTACAGGCAAGAATGTAGCCATCTTTCTGATGGATTCTGTTCTTTCTGTAAATGCTAAAGCACCTTCATTAGATGTACTAATGTCAGTAGACTCAGCAACTGAACCAGCGTTGTTGGTGAATGTTGTCTCTTCGAGGTAGACATATGCATTTTGGTTAGTTTGAATTTGGTCAAACAATCCAATAACGCTGTCTGGGTTACGAAGAGCGGTCTCTAGGATACCAGGAGCTCTTAAGCTTTCTGGTGGATAACCAGTTGTATTCAATGTTGTTTTGAATTCAGCGTGTGAGTCTACACCTTTAACACCATTTTCTGTATATGCTTTATAAGCTTGAGAATTTGCGAATTGCTCACCAATAGATGATGGGCCTTTCTTCTCAGGCATTGCATTAGGAATGGTATTCACGGGTGCTTCATCAGCGCCAACTTCCATAGCTTTTTCGTTCTTAGCTTTGGCTTTTTCGATACTTAAATCATCAACAAATCCAGCAAGTTCTGTATTAAGACCTTTAATTTTCTCTTTGGCCTCAGGACTGTACTTGCCGTCTTCTGATGAATCGAAAGCAGCTTTTAGCTCTTCACGAGATTTTGCAATCTGCTCTTGAAGTTCATGTACTTTTGACATACTTTGATTATCTCCTATATATTATATTTTAGAGGACAGGTTCGTCCTCTTCTGTTATGTCGATATCCACGGTATCAGCCAATAAAGACTGACCCTCTAACCACTCTGCATCAAAATCATCGTCAGACGATTCACTGTTATCATCTGTAACGGCTTCAGGTGATTCTACTTCAGGTTCTTCTGAAGTTTCCACCTCTTCTACCTCAACGTCATCAGATGGGTCTTCATCTTCGACAACGTCTTCAACAGGTTGTTGTTCCTCAACTTCTAACTCTAAAACTTCAGCAGGTTCACTTCCAACATTTTCGATGAATTGGTCTAATTCGACCCACGCATCGCTCAAGTCTTCTTGAACTGCTCTTAAAGCTTCAGTAGCTTTTGTACCTAGTGTTCTTCCATCTTTAGCACGCAACATCGCAATGGCGGTAGCTCGTACCATCAAGTCGTCTAATGCAGCAAGCACATCTTTGACTTGTTCTGAGAAAGTTTGACTTTTCTCGGACACTTCTATTTCTTCTGATTCTTGAGTCTCTATTGTTGCTTCTTTAATAGAATTTCTTACTTTTTGTAATTCTTTCAAATACAATGCAGGATTTTCTATAAGCATATCAACAGTTATAGACTTTTCTTCTTCTTCAACTACCTCCTCGGTAGGTTCATCAGAAGGCTCCTCAGAAGGAACTTCGGCTTCTGGTTCTTCTTTTTGGAAAGACCCAGAGCCTAAAACACTTTTCTTTTCATCCTCCACTAAGTCTTCAACCAATTCTTTATTAGATTTGATTGCCATAGTGTAGGTATCTTGATTTGCACCAACAAGTACAGGTGATACTTCAAATACGGTTAAGTCTTTTAGGTATCTTGCATCTTGTTCGTCTTCGCTGTCAGCACTCTTGAATGGTGCTCTTTCAGCGTCATTTACTCTATAACCGAATGACCATTGTTGCATGTCACCCATGTTTTTTACTATTTTATAAGCTTCTTGCCCTGAATCAGTATCCATGAAAAATTCACCATCGAAGGTTGCTTTTCCATCGTCTTCTTTGATTCTTCCTTTTCCGATTGGCATGTCCCACTTGTGTGCCCATACCATAGGAACATCGCCAGATTTAAAACCTGATTTGATTGAACCTGGGAGAACTACATCTCCGTCAGAATCTAGACTATTGAATACTGAAAATACAGCAGAAACTTTACCTTCGGCTTCTTGTTTTAATTCGAAATCGATGGCCTTTACTTCTTTTTCAGACATAGCTATTAATATCTCCTCTGTTAACAGATTTATTAAAGGCACGCTATATAAGTAATTTTTGCAGATGCTTTAAAAAAGCGTGGTATTTTATTTGTCTTTTATGTCTTTTATAACTGTGAGTTTTGAGACTGGCATTTTTACTTTTCTATCAGTTTTCTTATGTTTACCATTTTCAAGTATTGCATAGACTTGCATAGTGGCTTCTCCATCATTTACTGATGTAACTATTCCGTGTACTGTTGAGGGTGGGTCTGGGTCCTTATTAATAGACCAACTAACAGATTGTCCTATTCTAACACTAGCTGCTTTCTCCCCACTTTTCTTAGATGAGAGCGGATGAGAAGAAGGTAGCAAGTCTTGGTCATAAGGTTTTCTCTTAAATCGTCCTGTACGCAATGCGTGTAAGAACCCATTTACTCTGGCTAATGCCCATTGGTCAGCTGAAGAAACATTTCCTCTTACTGAGCCAGGATTAGTCCTGTAAGCACCGACACCTCTATCGAAAACTGCGGCCAAAGTTCTAGCGTTTGTTCTATGTTTTGGATTTTTATCATTATGATTTTTTGCTTTTTCAGAAAGAATTTTTTTGATTCTTCCTGATACAGCTTTCAATGCAATCTCGTCAGCCATTTCTTCTGCTAAATCAGAAGCTGCTTTTCTCCTAGAACGAACAACTTTCTTTTGGTCGTTAATTATTTTTTTCATAGAAGATACACCTATGTTAGAAACACCACCCCACTTAATATTGGCAATAGTGCCATTAAGTCGGTTGTTACCTTGATGTCTTCCCATGTAACGTTCTCTTCTACGAACCCAGTTAAGAACTGATTCACTTCTGTCACCAGACTTATATTTAGTCCAATTTCTAAAGGCATCATTTCCTGTGAATGATGTAGGAGGGTTACCTCCGTTACCAGCTCTTCTCCAAATCTCAGGCCAATTTTCTTTTAGGTCTTTTGCATAACCATATGGAAATTGCTTATATTTTGAATTAGAGATTGATACCTGCTTATCATCTCCTGGACTTGGAAAATTTGTTCTATCTTTTTTAGGTTTTTCTTTTATATTTTCTGGTTCAATACTAAATTGTGATTCCATAATTACTTCAGCTTCTTCTAAACTTACTTTGAGTTCTTCCATTATATCAACAAGGTAAGATTTTTTTGACCTTTCCATTTGCTCATGAGTTGCACAAGGCATATAGTAAGTAGTTCCTCTTACTTCGTGTTCGTGATAACCTTCGCAACCAATTTCTTTAGCTCTTCTTTCAGCAGCTTCTATTGTGTCATACATCCACATATTGCTAGAAGTATTTCTACCTGGGTGTGCAGACTTTACTAACTTACTATAATCTTCTTCACTATCGCATGGCATATAAAATTTACCTGCTGTTCCCCTGTCAACGACATGGTAACCATCACAGCCTAATTCTTTAGCTCTTGCAATAGCTTCTTCTCTTGTAGTGTAAGTATCAGCCATTACTGGTGCTGCAGCTTTTTTAGGTTTCTTTTTTAAATAAGATTGTGCTTCTTTTTCTGTGTCAAAACATTTAATAACTTTTCCATCATCATGACTAATAACACACCAAGCACCATTAGGCATTTCAGCTATATACTTACCTTCATTACGAGGTTCTTCATTCTGTTGTACTCTTTGGTCTCTTAAATTAACTTGTGGATATTCTTCCAATGTAAGTAAATCTTTTTGTTCTGTTTCAATGTCAGAACCAGCAGCAGCTAAAGGATTGCCCTCTTGTTCATTTTGAGCTTGTTGTCTGTTAGCTTCTGGCATATCATTTAAAATAGCTTGACCATCAGTATCAACTTGAATCATATTTAGTGGTCTTAAGTAAACATCATGTTTGTCATCAGAACTTAAACCTACAACTTGTCTTGCTTCACCAATAGTTATCCAACCACCAGCTACACCCATGTTTACTCTTTTATACATATTGTCCATATCTGGTTGTAATGCTCTAACAGAGTTAATATCATATTCTGCTCTAAGTGAAACATCTTTAAAGTCTGGAACTAATAATTGATGTGTTAATTCATTAGCTACTGTTCTCCACATTGGAACAAGTTTTTGTTCTGTAAAAAATTCTCTTAATTCTTTTGTATTGTTAAAAGTTGCTGCATCCAATCCAGCTCCGAGTCCAGCGAGAATAGCTGGGACACCTAAAACTGCAGATACTCTTTCTTCAGGTAATCTTCGTAACTCACCCAATTTCATTTGGTCAGGTGAGAAAGAAACAATATCTACATTCATAGCACCAGATAAAACCATAGGTGCAAATCTATTAGCACCACCAAACTTCTCTTTATACATTTGAAGTATTGATTCAGCTTCATCTTTAGTAGGGCCACCATATCCATCATTTCTTGGTGTAAGAACTACACCAGGTACAGCCATGTTGTTGAGCAGTGCAGCTGTATATTGTCCAGCAGCTTCATCACCTAATATTTCACGAAGGACTGTTTTAAGCGGAGCATGTCCTCTTCTGTGGTCATTAGGGTCTATTCCTTGTCGTATGTGGACAACATCTTTTTCTGGTAATTCAATTTTTTCGCCTTTACCATAAACGGAATAATCATAGTGTGTAATTAAAGTATCTTCATTACCTCTTACTTCTACTAGGTGTGGCATAAGTGGTACAAGTTCAACAACTTGACCTTTTGTATCTCTGTTTTTATAAAGGAAAGCATCACCGATTGTATTTAAAGCTAAAATTATATAATGTGATAATAGGTTAGAAGACATAAATGGATTAGGTCTTCTATATAGTTGTGCTAATGGGTGGTCAACAGATATTTCTTTATCACCAAATTCTTTATCTATTTTTACAATTTGTAAAGGTGGTTCTGAAAATGATGTAGCTAAAACATTTAAACATGCAGTTACAGCAGAGTTTCCTGAACCGTCACCTATTTCTTTTAGTTTGTTGGATTCAAAAAAACCTGATGATGTGTTATAACCATATATAGAGGCATCGTTGCCAAATAATTGATTGTAATTTGATTGAGCTTTTTCTTCATTACCTCTTCCAGGTACGATAAAATCTAAAGCTTTCTGGAATCTACTTTTTTCTTCCATTTAATACGCTGTCCATCCGTGTCTTAGTTGTACTGACTGTGCTGCGAGACCCAGAGCATCAACTTGGTCGTCATGTGCTCCAACAGGGAAAGTCAATAATTCTCTCTCTAATTCTGTCAACCATGTCGCATTTTTGCGAAACATGATATCACCTGCCTCCATCCTAGCACTTAGCGGTAAAGCTTTGGTTATTTTATCTTTCTCTGCTCGCATTTCTTGCACTCTCATTCCAGACCTACCTGCTTGCTGAATAAAAGCTTTAGAAAAACCTTGATTTTCCATACATACATGTCTCCATCTGTATTTATCTGACATTCTTTTCATAGCAGGAACAATATCAGGCCCTTCCATCTTTACTCTTACTAAATCTTCTAAGAAAAGTTGATTACTTGGTGTTCTTGCAAAAGACATTATTACTGTATAGTCAGATGATTTCTCTGTTGTCACTGCTACATCTACAGCACCAAAGTGTTCTAAGTCTTGAGGATTCCATTGTCCTCCACCACCCATATAAAATCCTGATGGTGATAAATCAAAATAAGAAATCCATTCAGGTTTAAACAAACCTTGACCAGCTTCAACAAACTCGGCCATATATTCTTGTGCAAAGACTATTGAACCTACTTCAGTTTTAGCTGCTTCAATTTCATCAGGGTCTATAGCAGGATTATCAATAGTAGAAAATCTAAATCTTTCCCAGTTATCTTGCTCACCTGCTGTTTCCCATAAATCATAAAACCAATTACCTACACCTAAAGGAGTACTAATAAATAAGGCCGAACCTTTTCTTTCTGTAAGAGTAGGTCTTAATACTTCTTGCCAAACTTCTGGCTTAACGAAAGCGGCCTCATCAATAACTATAAAGTCTAAACCTTCACCTCTTAGTCTTTGCGGATTATCAGCAGACTTACAAGCAATAAAACCACCATTGGGAAAAAGAACTTCCATATTGGCGATTGAAATTTTTGGCTCAATTTCTTTAGGAAATGAAAGTGCTGCATTTTCTAGCGCTCTCCAGCCAACCCTAGCAATAGAAAAAGTAGGAGCAACCCACCAAGCTCTACCTCCAGCCAATGCCGTTTGGATACAAAGTTGAACACCAAGTCTAGTCTTACCAAAACGGCGACCAGCACAAAGTATTTTCCAACGTGCATCACTCTCAGCAACTTTTTTCTGAGCTGGGTGAAGGGAAGGTAGTTCAGGTGCATATATTGGCATTTATAAAAGTTCTTTTGATTTAACTCTTAATCTTTCTATAGATTGCTCTATTCCTGTTTTTGCTTGATGCCATGATACATGATTTTGTGAATCCTGTAATTTGTTTGGTTCTAGTAACAATAAAGCAAAATGGTCTGCCTCAAGTTTTTTTAATTGTGAATCTACAATAGTTTGTTTATCTTCTTCTGAAATGTGTTCGTATTCCATATTCTCCTACCATCTATATTTTTGCTTACTTGCTTTTTGTACTTGTGCCATAGATTTAGCACTCAATGTTGAAGGGTCTTGTATAAACTCTGCATCCATTGGTGTCTCAAACATAACATTCTTAGATATCTGTCTTTTACAAACGACATTATCTTTTGGACACAGTATTTCTGGGTCCTCACTCATTTTGTGTGTTATCTCATAACTTGTTTCACAAGATAAACATTTATAATCATATCTGGGCATTAAACGTACCTTTTTAAATAAGCTCTTACAAACTTAGTGTACTCCCTTTTTGCACCAGTTATTGTTTTACCATCAAAAATATCGTGATGAAATTTACAGAACATGGCCACATTACCTTCATTGTTAGAAATGTCTCTATTCATTCCTCCCATTCCAATTCCAGTAATGTGTGCCATTTCCAGCCACTGTGTAGTATCGCATTCAGGCCATTCACACTTGTATTGTGCACGTTTCAAAGCTTTCTCACGTAAAGCAGATTTATTTATTTTACCTGTACCTTCACGTTTTTTCTGACCCATACCAGATACACCATGAGATTTGCTTCTACGTTTTTTAAATTCTGCATAGGTTTCTTTTTCTGGTTCCCACTCAACTCTAGCCATTTTCAATTCCTCTTGGGTTGTACATAGTGTACTTAACTGTTATTTCTTCTCCAGACTTAATATCCCTTAAAAAATATAAATATCTAACTCTTTGGACTTCTACAATCTTTGCATTAGGTTCTTCACTATGATTGATAAAACCACCTAAAGGCGTTCTGTATAATTTTGTAGTTATAGAGTCTTCTATATGAGTGATACCACCGTTTACACCTTTTTCTATATCACCTATTGCAAATAGTCCTAATCCATCAATGTTAGATTTATCTATTGTAAGAAATTCAGGTAAAGGTTTATATGTCATTATGAAACCAATCTAAGGGAACGTGATAGTTATGTAAAGATTTTTCTTTAAAATCTACATTCATCCATTTCTCGTATCTTTTTATAGTTTCTTGTAACTTAGGGTCTTCGTAGTATCTGACAAAGTTTTGCATTTCTTTTTGCTCTAACATATCTTTTTCTTCAGGACTGACAAAGTGATGCCAATAAGCCCTTCCTCCACCTTCAGAGCTTATCTCTGTGTTATACATGTGACCCACAATTGGTTGTGTATTTGGATAAACAAGTTCCCAACCATCATTAAACAACTTAAAGGTTTTACACATATCTTCTTCCATCATCAGCATTTCTGGGTCTTCATCATAAAGAAAGTTTTCACCACTGAAAGAAAAGTTGTAACTAAATTTACCAGTAGGAAGTAAGTTTCTATCATCTTCCACAGTATCTTTAACCATCCAAGGTAAGCAATACTGCCATATTGGTTGTGAAAGGAAAGGATATAGTTCTAAGTCCCATTCTTCTTCCCATCCAATATATGGATATAAATTCTTGTTATCTATAAAAACTCTTTGTTCATCTTTGTAAGCATACTTAGAAGGGTATGCAGTAATGATTGATTTCTTATTACCAGTCAACTTAGTAGCGTCTTCGTAAAGCCAAGCTAACTTTTCATCCCAACCCTCAGAAAACTTAGTATGGCTATCAATAGAAAGAACGAAGTCTTCTCCATCATATAATTCAGAGACACCCTTCCTAGCCTTACCAGTACCAATCTTATCTAATCTGTTATGTTCGTTTATGTAATCAAAGTATCCTTTAATGTTTCCACCAAATGTAGAAATAAGAGTTGAGAGTTTCTTTTCTTCTTCTGGTGATGATGAT